GATAGGGGTAGAAAGTATATCTTTTATGCTATCTTCAATGCTTATTAGGTATTTGCTCATCTCAATCCCTCGCTACTCCGCCGTTGGTATGGCTAGAAAGTGAGCCTCTGCCGTCGCTGATGTCGCCGCTTGCCTTGAGCGAGCCTGTGATATTGAGATCTCCATTGATCGCAAAGCTTCCGCTCGTAGTGATTGATCCTTGGATAAGCGTATTTCCCAAAAGCTTGATATTTCCGCTTTGCACGGTCGTATCGTCCGCTTCCACATTCACCGATTTTGCGGTCAAGCTTGCGTTCTCGCAGGCGATATTGATCTGCTTCGGACTTGAAATTTCAAGGCTGGAGTTAGCCGTATCGTAGCTAATCCTTACGCCGTCTTCAAAGCTTGCGTGGATCTTCGTATCGGTTGGGCTCGCCCGATGGGCGGTCTGATAGATACCGCGTAGGATCACGCCTGCATTGAGCTCGCCTCGTACCGGCAGCACAAGCACCTGCTCGCCCACTCGGATCGGAGCAAAGCCCGTGGCGAAAGAATTGGCAAAAGGCTGAAATACGGGCAAAAGGTCGGTCACCAAGGAGCCGATCGCGACCCTTGCGCGATCCCCGCTTACTTCGCTTATGATGCCGATCTCATTTAGATTATTGCTCATATTGTTCGTCCTTGTTTCTATCGTCTAGATCAAATTTATTCTTCACAAATCCGACTGCCAAATCCAAAATCCCGCTGCCTTTAAAAGCGCCGATCCCACAGATCGCAAGGCTCAGGCGCATATCTTTGCAGAAAAAGAAAGATATTTCATAAACGATGTATGCGCTAAAACAGCCGTCCAATACTCGTTTGATAAAATTGCCCGTGCCACGCTCGCCATATTTCAAAAAGGCCGTTACGCTGCCCGCAACGCCTGCAGCTAATATATAGAGCAGATACTCCATGGCTTATACTTTAAAGGTTTTAAAAAGCGTCGCAGGCGAAAAAAGAGCACCGGTAATACCTATGCAAAGCGACCAAAGAAGGAGTACTAAATTTTCGCTTCGTATAAAGTTGTCAAAGACTACGTAAAGCTCAAGGTTAAATACCACCAAGACAAAAGCTCTAAGCAGATAAATCAAAGTTTTCATTACTCGCTCCTCGTGCAGTCTTTGGCTATCTCTTCGCATTTTAAAAGATATTCCATAAGCTCTTTGTGCGCCTCAAAGCTGCCGTTTGCCGCAGGTTTAAGCGGCATTTTCAGATTGCAGCGCACGGGCACATAGACTTGCTTTATTTGCGGCTCCTTTGCGCTGCAGCCTAGTAAAAGTACGCTAAAAAGCGCTATCAAGAAGTTTTTTATATGCATTTAATTGTGCCTCACAACTTTTATCTTTGACATAAATTTTAGAAACGCTTTGGATCTTATCCTCGTTGCGGCGGCTTGCATTCACCTCAAGGGATTTGATTGCGGCGTTTTGCAGGCTTAGATTTAGCTCGCATTGCTGTAGCTGTGCCTTAAGCTTTGCATTTTCGGTGCTTAGCTGCGAAACATCGCTTTTGAGGCTTAAAATTTCGGCTCCGCACAATACCGCTATTACCGCAAAAGCCGCCAGCACAAATTTAATGTTTAATAAGCCCATTTAACACCTTCTTCGCTCTGTTTGGAGTCTGCTGCGCCCAAAGGCTACGAAGCCCGTTTGCGATAGCCTTTTCATATTCGCCC